ACTGCGGTCACTTAATGGCAACCAGCACTGTTTGTTAACCTATAAACAAATGGAGTTGATATGTGGTCTAAACCTATTATCACAGAAATAGCAGTCGGTCTTGAGATCAATAGCTATGCATGTGCAGAAAAATAATATAGTAGTGGGAGTCATAGCACTCCCTTTACTTCTTTCATTCTGCGACCCAGTTGTAGCCACCAACGGTAGGCTTTACGATAAAAGAAATCAATATCACGTAACTTGTAGACTAACCAAAGAAAAGATAGTCGAACCTTTTTTTGGTGAAGACTCTGTCAAATGCTTTTATACATGCACAGATAAAGATACTATGGTTATAACAACACACAGTAATTTCGCATGTCAGAAACAGATAAAAACTCCGAGAGGAGACCAAAGGGATTGGAGGGGCAGATTAAAGTATTAACATTACAAGATTGTAGTGGTGAAAGATTTCCAAGAAACAAGAACAGAATATTAGGTTATAGAAGTCCAGTCAAATATTATGGTAGGAGAAGTTAAATCTCTAGGAGCTTACAGTTTCCAGTCCCACTCCTAGAGATCCTTTTGACGACGTTGTTTCATCTTAAATTATATATTATTTAGTAGCTTGGTCAAGTAGTTTACGAGCTATGCTTGACGACGACATAGTTTTCTTACCACCAATATTAAATAACATAGGTATATTATTTTTTAAACAGTATTCCATTTCTGGTGTAGAGGTTGGAACTCTATCTCCACCATTAGCAAAAGCAAAATACTGATTCATGTCTTTTAAATTATTAACAACAGTATCATCATTGTCTTTTGCTTTAACAACTTTTTGTATGTATTGTGTCGAACTAACAATCTCACTTCGTTCTTTGTATGGTAACATTACAAATCCTTTTTTTCTTTGTAACCATTCATCAGTATTTACTATTGCCCATACATCTCCAAACAAATTTGCTTGGCGAAACATACTTATATGTCCAGAATGTAGAGGGTCAAAGCCCCCACTCACTACTATAATCATGACTTATCCTTATTATATCGTTTTCACTTAGTTTTTCACCCTCCCAAATCTCAAAAACCCGCACATGGCTATTAGAAGCTCGTAGGCAATGAAGTGTATTTCTTGGGACATAAACCCTATGACCAGGTAGAAATGTCCACCAGTGCTCACCTATGAGCGCCGTTGCTTCGCCACTTTGTATTTTCCAGTGCTCATCTCTATGTTTATGATACTGAACTGAAATTGCCTTACCCGGATACACATGTAATATCTTTATAACTCTTGTTGGTGTTTCTTTTAAAACTCTGTAATGTCCCCAAGGTCGTGTAACAATATTCATTATGTGATAGACAGCATAAAAATTAATATAAATTGTATAGCTAACACAGCTAATGAAAATTTAAGAAGTGCCCACAAAAATTTATCCATTATCTAAACGGTGGTCCCATGAACCAACACACTAAACTGTGTCGTGTTCCTTCAGTTACTGCTTTAATTCTATGAAGATAGAATGATGGAAATATAATCATGTCACCTTTGTTTCTGAATCCTTCAATTGGTTCAATCTTACCATCCATATTTTTAATTTGTAATATACCACCCTTATAATCTTCAAAGTTAGACAACTGTACAACCATAGATAACTTTCTTATTAATCCAGGATAAGGTCCGTCTAACTCTGGTGGATAAATATCTCGGTGCCATTGATAGTGTTGTCCTTTTTTATATTCTGTAAATTGTGGGCACTGTAAGTTAGTCACATCAAAACCGTAGTCTTGTTTATTTATTTCTGATGCAACTTCACATAACTTAGGAACGATCCAATGATCGAGAGGGAACCATCTTAACTTTGAGTTCCTATCTTTTTTTAAGTCGGCTGCTTTTTTCCACATAACACCAGCCAGCTGTTCAGAATAGCTAGGTGATTCTTTAATTATTTCATCGCATAACTTTTCTGGAACAGCTTTCGGTATGGTCACATATGTTTTATACATCTACGACCTCACATGAACCAGCACTACACGCAAGTGTTTGGGAGGATTTGGTGTTATCATCTTGTTCGTATAATGCTAAATCATTCCAATTAATTTTATTTGGTTGATTCTTTTTTAACTTATTGTATCCGTCTTTGTCAATGTCCTCGTATGGTGCTTGTTGATATACGTGTCCAAAGTTTGGTAGAAAAGATACACCACTTAGATCATCAAAATTATTCCAACACCAGTCGGCAACACCTAGCCACTCATTGTCATTTACAGATATAGTTATACTTGGTTTGTGCTCACACCAATACTTAGCATATACTAACCAATGGTTTAATTGTTCAAGTGCCGATCTTTTATTACGAGTAATACATCCACTAGGTGCTTTCTCTACAAAAGAAAAGACAGCAGTTGCATCTGGTTTCATAACACAGTCTTCGGTTGGTATGTTTTGTGACTGTAAAAACTTTGTCAAAGGATCTTTCTTATCACCTCTAACTCTTCGAATGTAATGTTCGTTGTGTCTAGCATGAATACCAGATGCGGCATTCACTAATTGTGATACAGTTCCTGATGGTTTAACACATGTGATAGCCGTTGCTTGGTTTATGCCAAATCTTTTCGCCCATATTTTATTTACATCCACAGCTTTTTGTTTCAATCTTTTTAATAAGTCTGGCAATATGGCTTCGTTAAATACATCCCCAGATAATATTTTATGATCCATAATACCAGTTAAAGATACCCCAAGAAGTCTTTCTTTTTCTGTTGCATCTTTCCATTGTCTACGTAAGTATTTAAAATTAGTTAGTGTAGCCTGCATCGTTCCGAGAATAGTTGCTGCTTCAACCTTGTCGAGTAAGTCCTCTTCTTTATCATCCTCACGAACAACAACTTCAGATAGATTACAAAATTGGAAAGGTTGTAAAATTATTTCAGAACATGGGTTGGTTCCAAACTCAAAGTTATCGTCACGTCTTTTGTTTCTACCCGCAACTGTCTTTGATGCTTGTCTATTAAATATACCACGTTCACCACTGCCTGATTTATATAAAGCCAACCACTCCTCCATGAACGTACCAATGTTATCTGGCTTTGTTTCATAGACTGCTGAGTTATTAGATAAAGCACGTTGAGACTCTACTCTATACCACTCACCAGACTTAGCATCTCTCATATCTCTATCGTTTAAATCTGATAAACTAATCATAGCCGATCGTCTGACTCCACCAACCACAACAATCTCACCCACTTTACAAACGAGATCGTGACATTCAAGGGGTGTTAGTTTTCTACCCTTCGCTTTAATAAAGGTTTCTTTTGCAAAGTTGAAGAGATCCACGAGTGGTGCAGGACCTGAAGCTCTTCCACCGAAAGTGTGAAGTCGTGCCCCTGACGGTCGCACGTTAGAAATATCCCACCTGGGGATTTGCCCGGCATACAATAGTGTAAGGACTTCCCGAAATGCTTTTGCCCAACCAAGCTTAGAGTCTCTGACCACAACCACAGATTCTGTATCGTGGAAATCATCAGCCACACTAGGCAAATGTTCTGTATATTTTTTTTCAACACTGAATCCAACTCCAGTCCCACACATAAGCACGTAAAGTATTTCATCAAAAGCTTTAGGATGATCTACGGGTATGTATGAACAATTATACCCCGCTATGTTTTCTTTTTCCAAGGCTGGTCCAGCTGTCATGAGTGCTCTCATCGAGGGCATGACCTCTAAGTTTAAAACTTTATTTTCAAGATACTCTCTTGTCTTCTTATCTATTTTATATTTACAATTCTTTTCTATTTGTTTCTCAAAGAAATCAAAGTAACGAGATACAGTTTCATGCCATTCTTCTCTACGTTTTTCGTTTGGCAGCCATCTCGCATACCTAGATTTGTGGATAAATTGTTGATAAACAGTTGGTAAAGTCGTCATTGTCTCCCTTTCATTTTAATTATGTTTCTAATATGTGTTAGTGTCATTACCACGTTAAGCATCATCATGAAGTATAGTCCCTCTTGTATTGTCCATGCCCACCAAAAAAACTGTGAACAAATTCCAAAAAATGGTGCTTTCAGTGATCCGTTACCATACAAATAAACTGATACACATGCACTCAGTGAACAGATTATTTCAAGTATCGGAACCTCAGATACTATCATTCTTTTTCTAGCAATTCAATATATCTATTTAAATACCATCGAGCTTTTTGCAAGTCTTCTAATCTCTTACCTTTATAATTACATCTCCACGTGTATTTCATAACTTGACCACGTAAGTAGCCACGATATTCTTCAGGTGTAAGTGCAGCCTCGATGGCTTC